TATTTCTCTAGACGGCCACGGAATGTCTCGTCCTGCTCTAGCCGTTGAGCCACGTCTTGCTGTGCGACATATTGCTGGATCACTTGTAGGGCAACTTGAGCACCGTTAGGACGTGCGGGCATCTCAATGCCAGCGAAAATCTTAGCCAAATCGTCAGTGACCATTTTAACCACTTGCTGCGATGCTTGCTCTGCTGGCTGCAAAACGGCGTCAGCCATGATTGGGTCAATAGACCCAGCCATGTGCTCAAGCAAACTGTCAGTGTTAATACGGCCATTCTTGTCCAATTGAAGCAACTGAACAAATTGAGCTAGTCGCGCCTCATGCGTTTCTGGATCATTATTCAAGACATCAAAGCTAATCTTGATGTCAAAGTCCTCATCTGGATTACCCTTATCGAATTGCATTGGATCAGCAACTCCCGTTACGCGGAAGAACACTTGATCGGGGCCAAATCGCTGATAGCACTTGAACGCCATCTTGATGACATCCTGAGTGTGCGATAGAAACTTGTTTACAAAATACTGCTGGCGAATCGAAGACAGGGGATCGGCAACGTCAAGTCCGACAATCTTATCCGCCGCACTAATCATTGTGCGCTCCATCTCAATTGAGCCGGGATTGTAGGGTGGCGTAGGGCCAAAGCTAATCTCGCCCGCACGACGAATCGGGATGTATCTGCCGGGGCCATAGTCCGTAGGCGCATTGCCGGGGGGATGGAGAATTGGCGGCAAAGTTGCCAAACTGTTGCGATCGGTCCGGCTATCACGCTCTGCCTTCACTTGATCCTGCGGCCCGCGAAGAAGGTCGGAGAACGTCTCAACGTCATACATCCGCTTGGAGCTGTTGCTAAGGCGTGTGACAACGAAGGGATAGTCGTTGTACCCGTTCAGAAGCTCAAACTTGGCATACCCCTTTACGTCACTGGCACCAGAGAACTTGGGGTGAAAAACCGTGCAGTAGATGCCCTCGGAGCCGTCCTCGTCATCAATGAGACGCTGGAACGAATAGACAACCTCAATGAGTTCACTGGCGTTGTATTGCTGCCGAGTGCGATTGCTGGTACTGCCGCGACTTCCGTACACGCCATCCAGATTGTAGGTGTTTACGCCCCGATATTTGGAACAGATGTATTCCGCCCAAGACTCGTCCCATCCGCTTGAGGTGACGCGGGACAACACTTCCTGAACCGATAGGAATGTGCGATAGAAAACATACGGGGCGCGCTGTGGGTCAATGCAGTAGGACGGGAAGAACACGTCTCCGTCAGGAGCACAGCTTTGCAAGAACGGACGATCAACCGACATTCGCGTTACGGGAATCTCACTGACGCCCTCATTGCGAAGCTCTTTCAACGCCTTCTTTGCGCGTTTGTCTACTAGGTTTGGATATACCGACTTGAACATCTCGATGATTTCATCGTCATTCTTGCCGTCGATAATGAGCCTAGCCAAATCCGGCGAGTTGGTTGCAATTTGATTCAGATCAATCTTCTGGAGATATTTCTTTTCTGTGCGCTCCCAGCCAATGTAGGTGATCATTAGCCCACGCTCTAGGAAGTAGTTTGCCCCAAGCTCCATCTCCTCTTTGAAGCGAGGAATGTAAGAAGCCACCATCCACTTTAAGAATGCGCTAACTACCCGTGCTCTACCAGCGTCAGAATGCTCAATAGGATAGGCGCGGATGTTTGCACGCGCAAGCGATGCCGTAAACAAAGACACATAGTTATTAATCCGCTCATCAATAATGCGTGCCTCAGTGTCAGAAGCACCCTCCCAAGGGAAGGCGTCAGCCCCATGCTTACGCATATCAATAGACTTACCCGGCCAACTGCAACGACGATTATCCCCACTGCTAATGCATTGGCTAAAATAGGTAGAAAGCTCAGTGAGCGTCTTATCATACGCTCCGCGCAGCACAACAACGTCAGGACCTTCTTGGTCAACAAATGTGAGAGCGTGCTGAGACTTTGTTTCTTGCATAGTGTTAGGTGTTATGATAGCACGCTTTTGCGTGAGACATGGCGTTCTTTATGATGTTGGTGACGTATTCTTTAGGACGGCCTATCTTATCCGCAAGCTCGTCAGGAAAAACCTCTGCGGTGCTATTGTTCTTTGCCGTAACCGCATACTCATAGGCTATAAGCCTATCAGAATGACTTAACAACCACTTCTTGTCCGTTGTTGGATCAATGTGGTTGTCCTTGAACATAGCGATAGGAGGTTCCTGTAATGTCGGTGATTGATTCAACTTGAATGTTTTTGCCGACAAGCTTATTGGTCATACGGCGCGGGATAGCAACATGGATGCATCCAAGGTCTTGCTCAATGGCAACGCAGTAAATCCACTGTGGATTGATTGCTTGCCTTAGCACCTTTGCCGCAAAGACGTGCATACGCTTTGGTTCTTCTACGGCCTCCAACTCAATAGGTTGTGCCTCTTCAATGTCAACTGGAGCTTTGATTTTAAGTTTAGTTTTTTTCATTAGTAGCCGCCTTGTGATACAACCTTGGTTTTCATAGAATCTGGAGAAACATAATTAGCCCCGCTCACCGCCAAGTATCGTATCACATCAATAGGGTCTTTCCAAGCTTCTTCTTGCCCGCCCTCTGCTGTGTATTCCTGCAATGCCGATATGATGTTTTGGCATCTATCTGAAATATAGAAATGCGGTCTATTGATTGAATCAATTGGCTTCTTCTTGTTGTAAGACATCTTGGTCTGCAACGCTTGAAGCCCATCCTCAATGTCAATGCCGGGAGCGGGAATGAACACAAGCCCAGCATCCGATAGGTCTTCTATGATGGACGACGCGCCCTCTTGCGTCTGGTACTTGGCAGCACCTAGCCGTGGGTCAATAAGCCGCTCAAAAATGATGTCGTTTGTCTCAGACTCCATTCCGGTGATTAACTCAACATAGTCCTTGATGCCATAGCCTAGTCCCTTTGCGGCCTCTCCGCTTGACCACTTGCCGCCATGCCACTTAGCCCAATCACCTACGTTGCTGTCCGGCCATTCACGATAGACAAACCAAGTGTCGCTTTCGTCAATAGCCACCCAGCAAATGAACCAGTTCTTTCTGCCAGCAGGATCAAGAACCATATACTTGGTCTTGTTCTTTAGGTCAATCTTCTCATGGGGAATGACGTTCACCTCGCGGGAAAAGTTGGGGAACTTCGTGGACATTGACTTCGTTGCAATGCCATACGCACGGGTTAGAATCTCATTCTCCGGTCTACCAGCCAAGTCTTTTGAGATACGCTCATATCCTCCAAAGGGATTGTCTTTGCTGTGGAAGTAGATGATGCCAGCATCACGATTCTTAGACTTCTGCAAATAGGGCACGGCACGTCCAGAAAGAAGCTCTGCCTCCTTAGAACGCAACGTCTCAGCCCCCTGCACATAGTCACGCACAACCTCTGTGTAGCCATCAATGGGCGTAAACGTAACCACAAGCTTGCTATTGCGTGTAGCCAAGCGGAACCGTAGCGTAGCCAGAAGCTCAGGCCCAATCAAATACTCGTCGCACCACGCTCCAATGTTGAGCCATTTAGGATCGCGGCATCCCAACTCAGCACCTTCAAGTATGGTGTCGTTGTTCAAGAACTGTGCATAGGTCTTGAAGATGATTGAACTCTTGCTGTTAGGCAGGATGAGGCTCGACTTGCTAAAGCCATTCTTCCGCGTGTAAGAGATGTTCTCTTCTGTGCCCAGCACCTTCACTCTGTATTCCTCGGGCAAGGCATCATAGATTGCAGACTGCTGCTGGCGAATAGACACATCCGCATTCTGTGCAAAGCACATGATGGTGGAATTATGGTTCTCAACAGCCGACTTCACAATGGCATTGGCGGCAAAGCACGTTTTCCCAGAGTTGTGTGAGATGACTCCGCCCGCAACATAGTTCCTGTACTTTGGCACCTCAAAATCCCACACAATATCATTTCGGAGGTAATCGACCTTGACAATGCGAATGTGTGCTACACTATTAACACCGTATGAAACATCGCATTGATTACCCGATTGATAGCATTCGCGGATTGATTTCCGCTGGTTGGACTCAACAGAAGATTTCCGACAAACTAGCTGCCGAAGTCGATCCACGAATAAGCGCCAAGTCGATCTACAAGGCGTGCCGGAAGCACGGCATAGAGTGTCAGCGAACGGGTCCCCGCGCTGGCGAAGAGCATCCAGAATGGAAAGGCGGACGGATTGTGGATAAGAATGGGTATATCCACATTTGGTGTCCAGATCATCCTGAATGCCAAAGGCTAAATGAGGCTCGCCGGATAAAAGCTGATGGTCGCTACTACCGAAAGGAGAAATACATCCAAGAGCATCGGATCGTGATGGAGAAACACTTGGGTCGCAACCTTCTGCCAACAGAAGTCGTTCATCACAAGAACAACGACAAAAAGGACAATCGGATAGAGAACCTTGAGTTGTTTGACTCAAATGCAAAGCATCTGGCAAAGACGCTAGCTGGGCAATGTCCGAAGTGGACTCCGGTTGGGTTAGCTCGGATTCGGGCTTCCGCAATTCTAAAAGGTTTTCCAGAGGCCCGCAAATGCTCATTCCTTCATTTAGCCAGCCTGCTTCTCTCCATCCAAAAGGAGTTAGAACTAGATGTTGCTCCGAGCAAGATAGAGTTTGTCCATTGGCTAGAGAAAAACGGACTAACCGCTGAGCAGGCTTTTGAAAAGGCTTCTCGGCTTGAGCTACCACAAATTGCTGCGTAGACTCATCCCACGCCTCAACATGAAAGGCCTCCGTGATTCCATCAACGCGGAGGCCTTTCTTTTGCACGGGATCGTAGACTTCCTGCTCTCCAGCTAGACACCGATTGCCTCCGCTAACCAGAAGCTCGGAATGCAAAGCCATCAACTCCTCGGCATCCTTCCAATGCGGCAACTTCCAGCCATAGCGATAGTTATCTCGTTTGCTATTCGCAATTGCCGAGTGATAGAGCTCATGCAGCTTCAGCACATCCTCTGGGGACATGGAAGCCAGCTCCGCATCACTCGGCGGCTTCAACACTTCATGGTAGGCCCAAAGCAAACTCATTCCTTTATCTCGGTTACTACCGCCTCAATAGACGACGCCTTCATGTTGGCCCTAGCCTGCTCAATAGCCTTCATAGCATCCTCTAAACTCGGGGCACTGGTCTTATGCTCAACCACAACCCTGTTCTCTCCCATAGCCGACAGGAACTTATCATTAGCTATCCCCCACGGAAGTGTAAGGTCTCGTATGTTAGTCCTAGCCAATTGCTCTGGGTCTTCCGCTAGCATCCGCATCTTCTCCTTCTGCAAGAGCCGCAACCCCTCTACAATGTCTAGGGCATCCTCTGCCAGCGAAGCCCTGCGTTCATTGAGAGCCATCTTATGCCGCGCTTTCAGCCGAGCCACAGTTTCCCACTTCATTCCCAGCTTCTTATTAATGCTATTAAAACTCTCCCCTTCGGCCAACATCTCTAGTGCCTTAATTGCCAACGCCGGATCACGCCTCTCAATGAAGTTACCAACATTGTTTGCATTTGCGGCTACCGACTTAGATAGATCA